AACGTCATGCTTTATGTCGTTATCGAGATCGTCCATAGCGTTTGCCTGACACAATGAATGTGCCGTCCTTTTCAAGATTTATGATGCTGACCTGCACGTTTGCACCGATTTCCTCGATGATGATAAAGGCCTGCTGCCAGTTCATCGTGCCTTTAGTGTAATGAGCCTGCCTGACATCCATAAGATGGCCTGCTTCCCATCCACGCAGGATACGGCCTATACGGCCTCCAGAAGCCTCTGTGAAGGCCGATTGACCTGCCCTATGAGTATGTCCACATATAACGCTAATACCATGCTTACGAGCCGCATCAAGGGCTGTAAGACCAGGTGTAGGCTTTACGCTTCCCTCATCACCATGAACGGCCACAATGCCCTTAGCAATGGCGTAGGGCTTCTTGTGGTAGGTAATGCCTAGTTCATCGAGCTTCATGAACTTTTCGAAGCGAAGCTCTGGCAATGCCAAGAATGCAGGAATCTTCTTCATCGTGACATTGTAAAGTCTGTCTGTGTGGTTGCTCCGGATCATGTGAGCTTCTTTAGCATGCTCGACTAATGACCAGAGAACCTCTACTGCTTCATCTCTGTCAGCAGCTAGTGTCTGTTCGTACCAGCCTGGTGTGTTCTCTGTCCATCGGGATATTTGTGGGAGATCGATTTCATCTCCAAGTGTAACGACAGAATCGGGGCGGTAAGCCTTAATAAAACTTGCAACATTTTTAACAGCTACTGAATCGTGATAGGGAACTTGTAAGTCTGGAACTACTACAGTTCTTTTCATTCATCCTCATCGTCATACCAGTCTGGCTCTGGGATATTTGGGTTGATAGGCGATGGAAGTATCCATTCAGGATAAGCCTGTTTCTCTACAATAATGGCAAGTGCCAAATCAACATCGAAGCCTGCGCGGCGTAATGCACGATACATTTCATGCACTCCGATAGCCCACGCATCTAACTTGGAATAGCCTTCATCCACAAGCTTGTTAGTTGCTTTTCTTGCCATGAGATAAGTGTCACCTCTCTAGAAGAGTTATTATTGTTTCGACACGCCCTTCAAGTCGATTCAGTCTGTCATTCATAGAACTGCCACCATTAGGTTTTAGTTCTGCTAAGTAATGCTTTACTAGCCAGCGGATTGATCCCACAAAGCCAGTAACGATTGAAATAATTGCAACTGCGAGAGCCGCCCAGTTAAGGGCAGTCATTACTTCTGAATGCCCATGCTCAGATCGTTAGGATTTAACCAACGAATAACTGGTGGCAAGCATGATGAAAGTCCGGCAGCGATTAACGCCTTTGGCTCTGTAACACCAGCTGCTGCAAGTGATAGAACTGCTACTAAGAATGCTCTAGCCCATGAGCCTGCTGCTGTTTTAAGGTCTTTCATTATTTGCTCCTAGCATCGGGATGTCGAACCAGCGACCATTCTGATCGCCTTCTTTAGTAAAGCTAATGTGGATGTGATGATCGTGGCGGTTAGTCCCATCGTAAGTACGCCAATTCCAAGATTTCTTAGCGGAAGCGATCTTGCCTGCATAGATGATGTAACTAATTCGTTTCTCACCTGACTTGGCGCATAGGCGTATTTGGTCGGCAAGATAAGCACCTGTGCTGGGGCGTGAGTCGAGATCCTTATCCACATCAATAGCCCTGACGATTCCGTTAGACGGATCGGGATTGTGGTCACTTGGACGACTGGCGTGAGCGGCATCGCCTATCCAACCATCCGACTTTCTATCGCGGTCCGGAAACGAATCATCAATCTGCTCACGAAGTTGCTGACCAGCCTTGCACAGTAATGGTTTCATTATCCTAGAATAGTTTTTAGTTCATCTTCAGTTAAACCGAGTCGAGCCAACAAAGCAGCTTTATCAGCTTCGGCTTTTGCCTTTAATTCCACTGTTAATGCTTGCGCTGCTTTATCATCTTCATAACAACTTACTTCTGCATTATTCATTTCACGATCAGTCACTTCATTTGTTTCAATGTTGTGAATACGAATCATTGGATTGCTCATTATTTAACTCCGTACAGTAGGGCTGTTCCAGCAGATAAATTGCCGCCGGCTTGAGATAGAACTAATGATGAAATTGCTGTGTTTGAAACTACAGCACCTGACAAATTCCATGAACTATCTGCTCCAGATGAATTTCGAGCATAACCATAAGAAGTAAAAGGTTTGTAATTTGTAGAAGATGTATAGTTGTTAAAAATTAAAGTTGTTGAGTTGTTTGAATTGCTGCCATCCCAACCAGTTGCTCCAAAATTGATGTAACCTGCTTGAACGCTACTCGTTGTCATTGTTGCGCCATTTGCAGATACATTTGAATAAGTAGAAATAGTTGTTGTACCGTTTGGCGCAAGTCTCATAATTCCATTACCTGCTGCTGTAACTCCATACATCACAAGCATAAGAGAATTGTAAGCTTGTGAAATACTTGAAATTGTTGTTGTTGCGCCTGTTAAGGATGTTGTGCTTAATAATGTCATTCCACCGCCAGAAATGGATGCCCAGGCTGAACCTGTGTAGTATTCAGTTGCATCTGTGTCTTTAAGATAAGACATTTGACCCTCTTGAGGCGATGTAATGGCAGAAGTTCTAGCAGCCGCGCTTGCAAATACGTTTACGCCCTGCATGAGGTATCCATTAGTGTCACTAGCGGTGAGAACCTCACCTGTAACAAATGTCTTGAATCCGAGTCCTGCTGCCATTATTACTCCTTAGTAAGCCAATACTGAGGTATCTAGGATACCGTATAGGGTTGAGTCTAGAATAAAACCATCGATGATTGGTTCTAGTGTGGTGAAAGTTGTTTTCCATGAGCCTGGAGTGATGTTATGTGCTACTCCGAATACCTGAAGGGTTTTGCTCAAAGTTGATGTGCCAGAAACGGCTGGCTGGGTTGTAGTAATTGATACAGGATCAAAGAAATCTAGACCTAAGGCTGCTTTGATTCCTAAGTCATAATTGTTTGTGTAAATGTCTAATGTGATTGCATCGCATCGAGTAGTTGTTTCAGCTCTAGAAGCTACATAAGCGCGACCATAATCAAGGGCTGCTGTATCGGTCTCCATAAGAAGATTTTGCTGGTTATATGAATGAACAAAATACTTGTCAATAGAAGGTTGATTAATGGCATTTTGAGTTGTGCCACCAGTTCTAGTAATCTGTGCTGAATTGTAAATAAGAACATCGTTGAGAAGCCACAGAGCATTAAAATATGAAATTCCTGTGCCATTGTCATTAAAGACTGTTGCTGTGGCATTCACGCTGCTGGTTGTGAAGGCTCTATCTTGGAATACAAATGAGCCAGTAGCATCGACATATAATGAACCGTATTCGGAAAGTTCAACTGTCTGCATGGCTTCTAGGGCTGTTCTAGGAGTACCTGGATCAACCTGCATTGTGGTCAATCCTGTATCAATATCTCGCATAGAAGCAGGCCATGAGATTGCATCTAAAATCTTTCCAATACGAGTTCCTGAAGCCTGTCCAGCAGTAGCTCCTGTGACTGTTGAAATCTGAGCATTTTGAGCAAGTCTAAAAGCATCTACTGCCGTGATAGTTGTATAAACAACATCGCCTGTAAACTTGGGTGTCGATGTCGAATAGCCGGTAATAAATCCAGAAAAGATTGGGTAAGTTACTCCCGAGTAGGTTGCAGTTATTTGAACCTTACGCATTGGGTTAAGATAACCATAATAAGGGCTAGCCGTATTCTGTGGATTGAAATCACCATTCTGATCAACAATACGAAGATTTAACTGACCTGTCTGGAATTGATCTGCTTGAGCATTGCGACCTCGAGAAGTATTGATTGAATCAACTTGATTAGAAACATCGACAATAATTGATGTGCTATCTGATAAAACGTTTGTTCCAATTAAACCAGTATCAAGAATCATCGCTTGAGCAAAAGAAGGCCCAGTCGAAAAGTTAATGATTGCTTTGATTACTGGAATTGGCACTAAATTGCTCCAGCGTAAGTGGTGGAGTTTCCGTATCTGTTAAGGTCTTGAATGGCATTCTGTACCACGGCTGCAATCTGTTGATCGCCAATTCCTGTTGCGTTGATTGTTATGTTATTGACACTTTGTCTGCCTAGCGCACTTAAATGAGAATCACCAAAACCCATAGAGCTTAATCCGGTAGCAGGCAATCCTGCTGCGGCATTACCTGCTGATTCACCTAATCGTACTGAGCCTGCATTGAATGGATTTGTCAATACTCCAGATTGCGATGGCGCGTTAATTCCAAGTGACTCTTGCAAAGCGGCTAATTGAGCTTGAGTTTTTTCAAGCAATGCTTTAATTGTCCCAAGTAAAGCTTGACGGAATGCTTCAAGTGCGTCTGCTGCTTTGTTGCCATTAACAATTTGACCAGCAAGTGCAGCGTTCTGATCCTTGATAGCAATAAGAGATAATAAGCGCATCTTTGTTTCACCATCAGTTGCCTGATTCATTGCAGCAAATAAGCCAATACGCTCGACATCAAACTTCTTTGTCAATTCTTGTAGGGCTAACTCATCGCCTGTGAGAGTAAGTTTTCTAACAGTATTATTGTTATCGATTGTTGAAAGATTGTTTTTAGTCTTTTGAAGTTTTATTGCATCGGCGTTGGCTTTGTCAATGGCTTTGCGTTGTCCAGGTGATTGCGCTGGAGTTCCGGCAGATGCTGCTTTGCTGGATGCACCAAACTTAGATAGAGCGCCTAGTCCAGATACCTGAGTTGCTGCACTTAGGAATCGTCCAATGAAGTCTGCACCTGGTAAAGACTTGATCTTTGTTGTAAGAACACCGATGCCATAGATTGCATTGCCTATTTGAGTGGCAAAAGATTCCATTGCTGTAGCTGCTCCGCCAATGCCATCTTGACCAGCAATCATGCGCATTGAGTCAAGTAAATCTTTGCCAATAATTTCTTTTGCGTTCTGGGATGCAACAGTTAATTTGGCTATCGATCCTGAATAACCTTCGGCAGCAGCTAGTGCCTGCCCTTTGAACTTGTCTGTAAGTTGTCCAAGAATGACATCCATGTCACCTGTTTTAAGAGTTGCTTTGTCAAGTCCTGCACCTAAGCGGCTAAGGGCTGTTGTCTGACCTGAAAATCCTTTGGCTAACGCCATTGACACCGCGCCTAAATCTTTACCTGTACCGGCGCTTATGTCTAATGCTAGGGCTAAACCATCCTGTGACTTTTTAACGTCGCCTGTGGCTGTTAGCAGGGTTCTAAAGGCTGGTCTGAGATTGTCATCAAGAACGCCAGTTGCACGTTGTAAATCGCCAATAAACTTTTCTACACCAACCGCTGCAAAGGCGTTGCCTGTATTTGCTAGGGCTAAGGCTAACGATCGAGCAGCTTTCTCATCTTCTGCAAATGCCTTAACAGAAGCCTTGCTAAATGCATATAACTTAGAAACAGCAAATACGCTAGCAAGTTGTTTGCCTAATTTAGCAACTGACTTTTCTAGCTTCTGAGCATCGTTAGTTGCTTTCTTAAAAGCAGGGTTGCCTGTGTATTGCGTTGCAATATCTATGACTACATTGGCCATTATCGCTTCCCTACTGTGGCGTTAAAA